ATCTTATAAGAGTATAATTATATTATAGTCTTTTTGTAGGATAATCATGAGCAGTTGGGTCGACATCAAATACGCGAATCTTGTCTCGAGCAAACTCGAGCGATTCAAGATTAAGACGTATAATCCATATAACGCGACGTTTCGTTGTCCCATCTGTGGAGACAGCAAGAAGAACACGCTCAAGACTCGTGGTGGATTTTTTCAAAAACAAGACGCTATTATTTTTAAGTGTTTCAACTGTGGAGTCGGTAGAAACATTGGATCTTTCTTGCGTGAAATCGATCCGAGTCTTTATAAAGAATATGTCATGGAGACGTATACTGATAAAGATACTAAGAAGATCGAAGAGCCTCTCTTTGCAAAGAAGCCGCAGTATCTTAAATCAGGATCACCTCTGTCAAAGCTTAAGAAGATCTCACAACTATCATGGGATCATCCGGCAAAGATATATGTTCTAAATCGTAAGATTCCAAATACTGCACACACAAAGCTGTTCTATTGTTCTAAGTTTGCTTCTTGGACGAATTCTATGATTCCAAAGAAGCTCGATCTTAAACAAGATACTCCTCGTCTAGTCATTCCGTTTATCGATGAACACGGAAAGATCTTTGGCTATCAGGGTAGAAGCTTTGATCCAAATGATAAGATTCGATATATCACTATTATGCTTCAGCCAGACAAGAAAGTATTTGGTCTGGATACAGTAGATTTTTCAAAGAAGCATTACATCGTCGAGGGTCCAATTGATTCTTTATTTCTTCCAAACGCTATTGCCATGGGTGGCGCTGACATAAATACAGAAGTCGTTAATAGCAAATCCGTATTTGTCTATGATAACGAACCCAGAAATCCAGATATCGTAAAGAGGATGAAGAAGATTCTTGATTCTGGCTATAATATTTGTATTTGGCCGACTTCTCTAAAATACAAAGATATCAATGATATGATCCTCGGTGGAATCAGTCAAACTCAAATTGTCGACATGATCGATAAACATACATATAATGGAATGATTGGTCTTGTAAAATTTAATGAATGGAAGAAAGTATGAACGTAAATCTAATTGGAATCACGAAGCCAACAGCATACACCGAGTGTAATACAGTATCGGATCTTGTAGCTTATACTGCTCGAGTATCTAATCCTGCTAATCAAAATAATAATCAGACTGCTGGTAAGCTTATCAAGTATCTTCTTAGAAATAAGCACGTGTCTCCATTTGAGATGGTTCATGCTACCATGGAAATTAAGACTACACGAGATATTGCTAGGCAGATTCTTCGGCATCGATCATTCTCGTTTCAAGAATTTTCTCAAAGATACGCCGAAGCTACCGGATTCATTAATGATAGAGAAGCTCGACTTCAAGATCTAAAGAACCGTCAGAATTCCATCGAGATCAATGATAAGAATCTGCAAGAACAATGGAATATGCTTCAGCAGACCGTGGTTCTTAGCTCAAAGCAAGTTTATGATTGGGCTCTAAACAATGGTATCGCTAAGGAACAAGCTCGAGCAGTTTTACCCGAGGGTCTGACGGAGTCTACCATGTATATGGCTGGAAACCTTAGATCTTGGATTCACTATATAGATGTAAGGACCGATCCGTCTACTCAAAAAGAACATCGCCTTATTGCCGAAAATTGTAGAGAAATTATTCTACAGCACTTTCCTATCTTAGAAGATTACTGGAGAAACGATGATCAACGTAATTAAAAGAAACGGTAATAAAGAACCACTAGATCTAAATAAGTTTCATAAGGTCGTAGAACAGGCCTGTAATGGTCTAAACGGTGCATCCGTTTCTGAAATCGAACTTCGTTCTCAGATCCAATTCTATAATAACATCAAATCTACAGACGTTCAAGAAACACTAATTAAAGCTGCTGCAGATCTAATTTCTGAAGATGTTCCTAGCTATCAGTATGTAGCTGGTCGACTTATCAACTATAATCTTCGTAAGGAAGTCTATGGTCAATACGAACCAAACGATCTTGACGTACATTATCTATATGTACGTGATCAGGGTTATTATGATAAAGAACTCGGAGAAGTATATTCTTCAGAAGATTGGGCCGAACTAAACAAATATATCGATCATACTCGTGACGATCTATTGACGTATGCTGCCATGGAGCAGATGCGTGGTAAGTACCTAGTAAAGAATCGCGTAAACGGTAAATTCTACGAGACTCCGCAGATGGCGTTCATGCTTATCTCGATGACTCTATTCAGCAAATACACAACAGATCGTTTGAAATGGGTAAAGGAATTTTATGATGCAATTTCAACTTTTGATATTAGCCTGCCTACTCCTATTATGGCCGGTGTTCGTACTCCTCAGCGCCAATTTAGCTCCTGCGTCCTTATTGAAACTGACGATAGCCTCGATTCCATCAATGCGACAGCTTCGGCAATCGTCAAATATGTTTCTCAGAAAGCTGGCATCGGTATTGGAGCCGGTCGTATTCGCGCTATCAATTCTCCTATTCGTAATGGTGACGCTTCTCATACTGGCGTTATTCCTTTTTACAAGCATTTTCAATCTGCTGTTAAGTCTTGTTCTCAGGGTGGTGTTAGGGGCGGAGCGGCTACTCTTTATTATCCGCTGTGGCATCTTGAAGTTGAAGAACTTCTTGTACTAAAGAACAATAAGGGCACAGAAGATAATCGCATTCGTCATTTAGACTATGGTGTTCAATTTAATAAGGTGATGTATGAGCGACTTTTATCCAATGGTGTTATCACCCTCTTCTCTCCCAACGACGTACCAGAACTGTACGAAGCTTTTTTCACGGACTCTGACAAGTTCAGAGAACTATATGAACGCGCAGAACGCAATACAAAACTACGAAAGAAACAAGTACCTGCCATTGATCTGTTTTCATCCTTTGTTCAAGAAAGGAAGGATACTGGACGTATATATCTAATGAACGTAGATCATGCCAATGATCATGGTTCTTTTATTCCCGGTCCTGCTACTATTAGACAATCTAATCTATGTGCAGAAATCACGTTGCCTACTAAGCCTCTAAACGATTTGCATGATGCAGATGGAGAGATTTCTCTATGCACGCTATCTGCTATCAACTGGGGTAAGATCAAGAAACCATCCGATTTTGAAAAGCCGTGTACTTTGGCTGTTCGTGCTCTAGATGCGTTGCTAGATTATCAATCGTACCCAGTACTTTCTGCATATTTTTCTACGATGAATCGTAGACCTCTTGGAGTTGGTATCATCAATCTAGCGTATTGGATGGCAAAGAACGATATGACCTATACTAATCCTAATCTAGATATGATTGACGAATACGCAGAAGCTTGGTCTTATTATCTCATTAAGGCTTCTGTCGATCTTGCTGTTGAATCTGGTTCTTGTACGAAATCAAATGAGACGAAGTACAGTAAAGCAATTCTACCAATCGATACATATAAGAAAGAAGTTGATGAACTTACTTCTCGTAAGCCAACTATGGATTGGAATTATATTCGCGCCGTCGTCACATCTTATGGAATTCGTAACTCTACTCTGATGGCTTTGATGCCTGCAGAAACATCTGCTCAGGTATCTAATTCAACGAATGGTATTGAACCACCTAGAGCTTTGGTATCTGTCAAAGGATCTAAGGATGGTGTTCTAAAGCAAGTCGTTCCCGAAGTACGGAGACTAAAGAATAAGTATGAACTCCTTTGGGATCAAAAGACTCCAGAGGGATATATAAAGATTATGGCAGTATTACAGAAGTGGATTGATCAATCTATTTCTACAAATACTTCCTATAATCCAAAGTTTTATCCAGACGAGAAAATTCCATTGTCTGAGATGTTAAAGCACATTCTCATGTGTTATAAGTATGGTATCAAGACACTATACTATAATAACACCAACGATGGTGCTGGTGAAGTGAAATTAGAAGAATTGGCTAAAGGCGAAGTTGATATGGAGGATTGTGACTCATGCAAGATCTAGATATTATGGCGGGTGATAAGATTGAGTTTCTTACTGATAGCTGGTGGGGAATTCCAGGAAAGCAGTGGAAAGTAACAAGTGCAGAATGGTATAATTATCCTAGTACTGCAGTTTCACTAAAGCTAGAGGAAAGAGACTATCTTACAGTAGTCTCTCGAAACGACATTAAGAAAGTTGATTGATGAGTGTATTTAAGACTAGTAAAGTCGATCATACAAAGCAATTGGCTTTCTTTGGAGAGCCAGTTAATATTGCTCGGTATGAATCTGTAAAGTATTCTGCATTTGAAAAATTAACCGAAAAGCAACTATCGTTCTTTTGGCGTCCAGAAGAAATCGAACTGTCGCGCGACGGTAAAGATTTTAGAGGATTGAATGACCATGAAAAACACATCTTTACATCAAATCTCAAAAGACAAATCTTGTTGGATTCTGTACAAGGAAGAGCTCCATCACTTGCGTTTCTTCCTATCGTGTCATTGCCAGAGCTTGAGACATGGATTCAAACATGGGCTTTTTCGGAAACAATCCATTCGCGCTCTTACACTCACATCATTAGGAATGTTTATTCGGATCCATCGAAGATTTTTGACGAGATGCTTAACATTCAAGAAATCGTAGACTGCGCTGGTGATATCAGCAAGTATTATGATGATTTTATTAATATGAATAAACACGCAAATGTATACGAATCGCCTTCAACACTATATCGTTGGAAAAAGTCTCTATGGCTCTGCCTTAACGCGGTTAATGCTCTTGAGGGTATTCGCTTCTATGTTTCGTTTGCTTGTTCTTGGGCATTTGCCGAAGTCAAGAAGATGGAAGGTAATGCCAAGATCATCAAGCTCATTGCTCGTGATGAGAATATCCATCTTGCATCGACTCAGCAGCTGCTAAAGATTCTTCCACAAGAAGATCCAGACTTTGCTAAGATTAAAGAAGAAACACACGATGAAGTAATCAGGATCTTTGACTCTGTACTTGAGCAAGAAAAGACATGGGCCAAGTATCTATTCAAAGACGGTTCTATGATTGGTCTTAATGAGAAGCTTCTTTGTGACTATGTAGAGTGGATTGGTCACAAGCGTATGGCTGCTATTGGTCTCAATGGTAAGTCTGTCGGATCTAATCCTCTACCATGGACACAGAAATGGATATCTGGATCAGAGCTACAGGTAGCTCCACAAGAAACAGAGATTACTAGCTATATTATTGGTGGCATAAATAAAGACGTCGATGAAAATACATTCGCCGGATTTACTTTATGATAGATGAAAAAATTGAAAAAATAAAAGCAACCATCGACATCTGTTGGAAGATGTCTTGGGTATTTCTAGAAAATAAAGACGCCCATGGATTACATGATATGGGAGTAGAAATACAAAGTTTAGAAAGAGCTCTAGCAGAACTAGAAGCCATTAAAGGAGTAATCCATTGAAAGACGATAACTGGTTTGTGTGTAACTCATGTGAGTCCGAGTACAAGGTAGTAAGTTCTATCAGTAATGAACTTACACAGTCTTATTGCCCATTTTGCGGCAGCGATCTAGAAGATCAATTAGACGAAGAATACGAGTACTTCGAAGAAGAATAATGACATGGCTGTATGAGGGTCAGCCATTTGAAGATCCGGGTGAAGCATATGGATTTGTGTATAATATCACGCATATACCCACCGGAAAGAAATACATAGGAAGAAAGTATTTTACTCTAGCAGGTTATAAACAAGTCAAGGGTAAACGCAAAAAGATTAGAAAAGAATCTGATTGGCGAGAATACTGGGGTTCTTCTAAACATCTTCAGGCAGACATAGCACTATACGGCAAAGACCAATTTAAACGTGAGATAGTACGTCTCTGTAAGAGCAGGACCGAGTGTTCTTACTATGAAAGTAAGATGATATTTGAAGAAGACGCTCTGCTAAAAGAAGACTACTATAATCATTGGATCAGTTGTAAGATAACTGAGATGCATATAAAATCAATTAAAAAATAATCCTATATTCACTAAATATCGTATATTCTATGTACATTAAATATCATATATATTATATTAGACATATAGTCTTATGGAGAATGATATGGATTACGCAATGTATAAGTTTCCTACGCAGGAAGACGGTGCTCAGCTCGTTGAGCAGAAACTGTGCGAACTTATGTCAAAGTATCGCAATCATGAAAATCTTGATCCTATTGAATTGGATTATATGGATTGGGCAAATTCCGTGATGCTGACGTCTGAATCGAAATACTAATGATTTCTGAAGAGCATTACGCCCAGCTATTAGAAAATAGCGAATCTAAGCAAAGATTCCATACTTTATTTCAGAGATTTCCTCCGCTTATTCAATCAATGATTGTGAATAAGTATTCTGGTATATTCAATTTCTATGATGAAATTGGAGAAGATCAAGTAACAAAACTCTGTGATCATCTAGAGCACTGTTTATGGACTGT